TAGCAATAAAATCAAAAAAACGTAGATAATGGAAAAAGAATATAAACCTCACATGATGTATAAAGATTGTAAAGAAGTAATGGCTAAAACTATGAAAAAACATCTTTCTTTAAAGAAAAAAGGTTATGATCACAAAAAATCTAAAGACTGTAAAAAATAATGAAAAATAAAGATTTATCACCAGCATTAAGAAAACTATCAGCATCTTGCAAGGCTGCAGCTAAGAAAAAGTTTGATGTATACCCATCAGCCTATGCTAATATGTGGGCTTCTAAACAACAAGGTAAAGGTAAGTGTTAAATGAAATCACCATTTACAAAAGTTAGAAAAACAAAAGCCAAAGGCGGAGGTACTAAAAAAGTTTGCTTACCTTATGCTAAGATAAAAAGCATGAGTAAATCTGAAAGAGCAGCTGTTATAAGTGCTAAAAGAAAAGCTGGTGCTGCTGGTAAATACAAAAGATCTAGTAAAAGTAATGTTACTGGAACTAGTAGTGGTGGTAGTTTAAAAACTTGGGTTAAGCAAGACTGGAGACAAGTGGCTAATCCTAGTTTAAAATGTGGTGAGTCACCAAAAAAGAAAAAGTAATGGCTATAAGAAAAACTACAAAAGGAAAAGGTCGTAATTTCAGAAGTACAGATGAAGGTGCTGGTATGACATCTAAAGGTGTTAAAGCTTATAGAAAAGCTAATCCTGGTAGTAAACTTAAAACAGCTGTAACTAAATGTGATGTAAAAGTAGGTACAAAAGCCTATAAAAGACAAAAAGCATTTTGTAGTAGATCAAAAAGCTGGGATGGTGAAAGAGGTAGAGCTGCTAGAAAAAGATGGTGTTGTTCAAGATTTTAAATTAAGTATTATGAAAGATAAAGGATTAGGAGATACGATAGCTAGATTTACTACAGCTACAGGTATTAAAAAAATGGCGGACATGATTCCTGGTGGATGTGGCTGCAAAAACAGACAAAATATATTAAACGATTACTTTCCATATAAAAACAAATAAAATGGCTAAAAAAGAATTTCCAGAAATAAAAGAAAAGAACGAAGGTAAATTCACTGCTTGGGTAGAGAAAAATATGCCAGGTAAGTCTACTTGTTCTGCAGCTAGTAAAGTGATGAAGAATACTAAGAAATATAAGCCAGCTGTAGTTAAGATGGCTAATTATGCTAATAATTTTGGTTGTAAAAGAAAGTAATGGGTTTTAAAATAAAAGCACCTTACGAAACTAATATAACTCCTGTTTATCATATTGACGAAGAAGACGGTGTTTTAGGTAGAGCCAATAATAATGGAACTATTGTTATTAACAATAAAATAAAAGACCCTAAACAAGTAGAAGAAGTAATTAGCCATGAAGAAGTTCATGTCAAGCAGTTTAAAGACTTCGATAAGTCAAATGGTAGAAAAGGTTTAGATTACACTGACAATAGCGTCACTTGGGACGGTATTAAATATCTAAGAAAAAACAATAAGATTAAATATAAAGGTAAATGGATCAAAGAAGGAAGTAAAAATTTCCCTTGGGAACAGGAAGCCTATAAAAAAGAAAAAAAATAAAACAAATATTATGCCTTACAAAAAATCACCAGCAAAAAAACCTTTAGTAGGTAAACAAAAAAACTTACCAAAGGAATTAAAAGAAAAAATATTAAAATCACCTGCAACGAAAATGAAAACAAATCAAGACGGCGGAAGTTATACTGCTAAAAATCCAAGTGCTGCAGGAAAGCAATTAATGAAAGATCAGTCAATGGCTACAATGAAAAAATCTCCTTATATGATGTATAAATCTCCATCTAAGATGAATAGCTACGATAAAGATATGATGCACGAAAGAGAATTAATTTACGATGCTAAAAAAGAGATACACAAAGAAGACATAGCTAAAAAGAAGCATATGCATGTTGTTAGTAGAATTGCTGGTAGAAATAGCAGATAATGGCTAAAAAATTTAATGAAACTAAAATAGGGGCTTTTTTAAAATCAAAAGCTCCTAAGGTTTTAGCAGCTCTAGGTGACGTATTACCTGATCAAGGAACGCTTGGTGTAGTAAAAAACCTTATATCAAGTGATAATAAGATTAAGGCTGTTGATAAAGAAACTGCGATGAAGTTAATAGAACAAGATCTTATAGAAATGGAAAACGTTTCTAAACGTTGGTCTAGCGATATGAAAAGCGATTCTTGGCTTTCTAAAAACACTCGTCCGCTTACTCTCATATACTTAACTTTAGCTTCAACAACATTAATGATATTAGATTCATTCCATAAAATGTCTTTTGATATAGATACTGCTTGGGTAGAGCTTTTAAAAACACTATTAATAACAGTTTATGTAGCATACTTCGGAAGTCGTGGTGCTGAAAAAATTACAAAAATAAATAAATAAAAAAAATGGCAAATATAACTAATATAGATATAGATGGTCTAGCTGGAAATGAAGCGGCTCAACCTAGAGTTTTTGCTCACTCAGCAACACCTATACTGGGAGAAAACATAGTTGGTGAAGCACCTAGTGGTCAACAAGTGGTAATAACAGGTACTGCTTCAGCTGGGGACACGGTTAGTGTTTTAAGTAGAGGAGCTTGCCTATATGTAGGTGTAGCTTGTAATATAACAGTAGTTATGGAAAGTCAACCAAATGATACATCTCTTGCAAAGTCAATAACTTTTTATGGTGTTACAGCAGGTTCTTTTTTACCTGTTCTAGTTACTAAAGTTTTTAAAGTAACAAAAGCAGATGGTACAGATTACACTAGTGCTGAAGTAGAGAAAAGAATAATAGCTTTATTTTAAAATATGAAAATGGGAATGGGGATGCCAATCCCCAATTTATCTAATTTACCTGGGGTATCAAGACCTGGAGGTGGAGGCGGCGGCGGAGCACCTGCCTTAGCTCAAATAGATAACCTTAATTCTATGCAGTTTGATGGAACTGATGAATATATAGATTTAGGCACAGATGTTTTATTTGATTCAACTGGTAGTTTTTCATTTTCTGCTTGGGTAAATCTTAATAGTTATTCACCAGCATTTCCAGGTATTTGTAGAATAAAAACAGACCAGAGCAAAGGTTTCATAATATTTTTAAGTCAAACAAGCCCTTATCAAGGTGTTAACATTGGTAGTGTTTCAGGATTTATGAGAGCTAAAACAGTAGGCAATATAGGTGGTGATTTTATTGGGACTTGGAAACACGTTTGTGTAACTTTTGATGGTGTTGACAGAACTAATACATCAAGTTATAAAATTTTTATTGATGGTTCTTCAGTTGATTTAACTACTACTGGAGCATTTTCAGATAGTCCAAATGCAAACTTTTTAGGAAATGCAACAACTAACTCAGCAACTTACCTTAATGGCAAAATAGACGAAGCAGCAATATTTAACACAGCTTTAACAGATGCAGAAATATTAAGCATTTACAATGCAACAGCAGTAGTAGGTGGAGTAAACAAAACAGCAGATTTAAGTCAATTAACAACACCACCTATTGCGTGGTATAGAATGTAAACTATGGCAACAGAATATTTTAATGACGCTTGGAGAATACCAAACAATAAAAATCAAAGTTTAGTTTCTAACTATTCTATGGAGTTTGATAACGTGTCAAATGTTAATTTAGGAAACGCTTTTGAAGGCACAAACGAAGGATTTACTATTTCGTTTTGGTATAACACTTCAATCAATCAAACTAAACACATAATATCTAAAACCCTTAACAATTTTGAAATTTATTCATTTACCGACTTAACACTTTACACATATTTTGGCAGTAAATCTAAAAACACTAATAGAATTTCAGTTGTGTTAAATAGTTGGCAGCATATTTGTTATGTAGTTACATCAACAGAATATAAAGGTTATCAAAATGGAGTTTTAACAGTTACAAATGCATTTACTCAAACGCCAGTTTACACTAATAATACTTCTGATATATTCTTATCTAGTAGAGCTGGTGGCGTTTCGTCTTGGAGTGGAAAACTTGACCAAACTTGTTTTTTTGATTATGCATTACCAGCAACAGGAACAAACTCTGTAGCTACTCTTTATGGTGGTGGAACAGCTGTTACAAATCCAATGTCGTTATCACCTAAGCCAGTATCTTACTATCAATTAGGCGACCAAACAGCTTCAAATAATACAACAGAACCTGACCCACCAGTTCAATCTTATTTAGTTCCAAATAATAGTTTACAAGATTATGTATTTAATTTTGATGGAACTGGACAGGTATTTAACCTTGATAGTGAAATTTTATTACCAGACAACAAAACTGTTTCTTTTTGGTTTAAATTAAGAGTTGTGCCAACTGGTCAATTTGCAATTCTATTGTCTAATAGCAACAATAAGTTTTATCCTTTACTTGAGAATAGTTCTGGTAATTTTAGAGTTTACCTTCAAGGCACTGCTGCTGGACACATAAATATAGTCACTAATCGAGCAATAGAATCTAATGTTTGGTATAATTTTATTATTACTGGAGATGGTACAACACCTTTGCTTTATATTAACGGAACGCAATACACTTTTGGCTCACAAGCTGACGTAACAGGAGTATCAATTGGAGATATTGGAGCAAGACCAAGTGGTAGTTTTGATTTAGATGGAGATATGTCTAATGTAGCTATTTGGAGTGGAACAACTTTATCTTCTACAGAAGTTACAGAAGTTTATAATCAAGGTTCTCCACTTAATTTAAATACTTTTTCTGGAGCTGCTCCCACAGCTTGGTATAAGCTAAACGCACAAGACACTTTTGATGGTACTAACTGGACAATAAAAGATTCTGCTGGTAGCAACGACGGAACAAGTTCAGGAATGACTTCAGCTAACTTAGTTCAAAGCAACTTACAGCACACATCTGGTTATAGTCCGTACGCATTAAGTTTTGATGGAACTAACGATGTAATTAATTGTGGTAATGATAGTAGTTTACAAATTACTGGAGCTATGACTGTTAGTTATTGGTTTAAAGGACAAGGAGGAAGCAATTCTGCTGGGGGTGTTGGAAAATTAGGTAATAATGGTAGTAGAGGTTTTTGTCTTGGTATGACCAACACAGGAGTTATTTATTTTTTTATAGCACCAACCGCAAGTTCTGTTGTATCTGCAAGTTACTCACACACTCCAGATACTAACTGGCATCACCTTGTTGGTGTTTTTACTCCATCAACTTCTTTAGAAATTTATCTTGATGGTCAATCAGTAGACACAACACCAACTTCTACTAGCTCTCAATACAATGCCTCTAACAATTTACAAATAGGAGCAAGAGGTGATAGTACTGGTTTTTTTGATGGCGAAATGTCAAACGCTGCTATTTGGAATACTAACTTAACTTCAACTGAAATAACAGAAGTTTATAATCAAGGTGTTCCATCTAACTTAAACACTTTCTCAGGAACTGCTCCAGTAAATTGGTGGCAGCTAGGTTCTAATAGTTCTTTTAATATTAATTGGGATTGTTTAGATGAGATTGGAAATAATGATGGTGTAAGTGCTGGTAATATGACAAATGATGCCATTACAAATGGTGTTGGATATTCTGGAAATGGTTTAGGAACTTCATCTATTGAAATTGTTGGAGATGCTCCTTACTCTACAGCAAATGGAATTAGTGAAAATATGGATGTATTAGATAGAACAACAGATGTACCAAGTTAAAATATTAAAATAAAAAAAAATGAATAATAAAAGTTATATAGTCATCGAATTAAGTGATACAAACTTAGTTTTGTTTTCTCAAGTGGATCAGCAAAGTGCTCAGTCAATGAGAAGAAATTTAGCAAATACTCAAGGGTTGTTAAGTTACAGAGTAACTCCTAGTTTTGTTACAGATGGTAGTTTACCTATCGTTGGCGATGTAATGAATCAAGATGAGTGCTTAGCTTTAATGGCAACTGCAGCTTGGTCAGAGCCAGGTCCTGTATAGTAAAAAATTACTTATACAAGTAAATATATAAGTAACAGATAAATAAACAATTAAATCAAATCAAATGAAAATTAAAGAAGAAGAATTAAAGTTAATTCAAGAGCAACAAAAGAACTTAAGTGAGTTAATAAACAACATAGGTGTTTTAGAAACTCAAAAGCACGGATTATTACATGAGATAGGGAGTCTCAATAAAGATATTGAAGAATATAAAGAAGTTCTTGAGGCGGAGTATGGTCAAGTAAATATTAGTCTTGATGACGGTACTTACACTGAAATAGAAAAAGAAGATGTCGAAGATAATAAGAAAGATTAGTATAGGCGCTGACTATAAGAATGAAGCTATGCATTATTCTGTTGGTCAAGAAGTTTATGGTGGTCATGTAATTAATGATATAATTTTTATAGAAGAAGATCAGTCTTATAATGTTTTTATAACTAAAAACAATGAAGTGCTTCCTTGGAAAAAATTTAATCATAATATGGCAGTTTCTTTAGAGTACGACTTGAAATATTAAATGAAAAGTCTATATAGTTTTATTGTTAAACCTTTTGAAGATAGGTATAACAATACTAAAAAAGTTAATGACAAAGAATTAATTATTAACTCTAATATAGAAAACCATATTTTTGTAAGTAAAAAAGCAGTTGTAGTTTCGACTCCAGCTGCTTATACTACAGAAATAAAAGTTGGTGATGAAGTTTATATACATCATAATGTTTTTAGAAGGTGGTATGATCAAAAAGGAAGAGAACGTAATAGTTCTACTTACTTCAAAGATAATATGTGCTTTTGTTCTCCTGAACAGATTTATATGTATAATTTAAAGCCACACTTAAATTATTGCTTTATAAAACCAATTTTAAATAACCATTTTCTAGAGAACAGAAAAGAACAACCTAATGTTGGTATAGTAAAATATACTAATAAGACCCTAGAAGCGCTAGGAATTACTCCTGGAACACTTATTACGTTTACCCCAAACTCTGAATTTGAGTTTATTATAAATGGTGAACGACTCTATTGTATGAAATCAAATGATATAGCTTTAACCCATGAATATAAAGGAAACGAAAAAGAAAATAATCCAAGCTGGGCAAAAAGCAGTTGAAGAATTAATTAAAGTAGCAAAAGAAAAGATTGTAGACTCAGACGATGATGTAAGCGCTGATAGATTAAAAAATGCTGCTGCAACAAAAAAATTAGCAATATTTGATGCTTTTGAAATATTAACTCGTATACAGATAGAAGAAGATATTTTAAATGAAAAACCTAAAGAAGTTAAAGAGCAAAAAACTTTTAAAGGTTTTGCAGAAGGAAGAAGTAAATGATTTACGAGCAAACTCTTTGGAAAGAGGTTAAAGATTTAATTAACCCTAAGATATTAAAGAAACAAAATCGTTTCAAAAAATGGGAGTATGGTTATAACTCTGATTATGATTTTATAGTAATAAGTAAAACTGGACAAATTGAACAAATCATTGAAATACAAAATCTCAGGATTGCTTTACCAGCAACAAATGAACCGTTTAAACGAAGTAAAGAAAAAGCGGAGCAATACTGGGAAAAGCAAGAGTATCCAAAAGAATTAAGTAGAATTAAAAGTAGGTTTGATTGGGAAGAACATGACACTGAGTTTAAAGAAAAGTGGTATGATTATATTGATAAAGAATTTACAAAAAGAGAACAAGGTTATTGGTTTTACAATAAAGGTTTACCTACTTATATTACTGGTACTCATTACATGTACTTACAATGGTCAAAGATCGACGTTGGAGCACCAGATTATAGAGAAGCAAATAGATTATTCTTTATATTTTGGGAAGCATGCAAGGCAGATAACAGATGTTACGGGATGTGCTACCTTAAAAACAGAAGGTCTGGATTTTCATTTATGTCATCGGCAGAGCTTGTCAATCAAGCGACAATATCAAGTGACGCCAGATTCGGTATATTATCTAAATCTGGATCAGATGCTAAAAAAATGTTTACAGATAAAGTCGTACCAATATCCGTTAACTATCCGTTTTTCTTCAAGCCGATCCAAGACGGTATGGATCGTCCTAAGACAGAACTGGCGTATAGGGTTCCGGCTTCAAAACTTACTAGAAGAAAGCTTGAGAGTAATGAGCAATTAATAGAACTTGACGGGCTTGATACAACTATTGACTGGAAAAATACTGGTGATAACTCTTATGATGGTGAGAAACTTAAAATATTAGCTCACGATGAAAGTGGTAAATGGGAAAGACCTGATAATATATTAAACAACTGGCGAGTTACAAAAACAACATTAAGGCTAGGATCAAGAATCGTAGGTAAGTGTATGATGGGCTCAACTTCAAACGCATTAGATAAAGGTGGAAACAATTTTAAAAAGTTATACTACAATTCAGACGTTGAAAAAAGAAATAAAAACGGACAGACAGCTTCTGGACTCTATAGCTTGTTCATACCTATGGAATGGAACTACGAAGGATTCATGGATACTTTCGGATCACCTATCTTCGTTGCAGGATCAGATCCAGTCAAAAGTATTGACGGTTCAACAATTACAACAGGAGTTATTGAACACTGGGACAACGAGGTTGAAGGACTAAAACATGATCAAGATGCTTTAAATGAATATTACAGACAGTTTCCAAGAACTGAAAAACATGCATTTAGAGATGAAACTAAAGATAGTCTATTTAATTTAACTAGAATATATCAGCAAATAGATTACAACGAAGAAATAAATCAAAGTGTAGGTTTAGTTCAAGGTAATTTTTCTTGGGAAAATGGAATTAAAGATACTAAAGTTATATTTTATCCAAATAAAAAAGGTAGATTTTTATTATCGTGGGTTCCTCCTGTAAATTTACAGAATTGTTTTATAAATAAAAACGGTTATAAATATCCAGGCAATGAGCATATAGGTGCTTTTGGATGTGATAGTTACGATATTTCAGGTACTGTTGATGGCAAAGGGTCTAAAGGTGCATTGCATGGTTTAACAAAATTTAGTATGGAAGAAGCTCCATCTAATCAATTTTTTTTAGAATATATAGCAAGACCTGACACTGCTGAGATATTTTTTGAAGATGTTTTAATGGCTTGTGTTTTTTATGGAATGCCAATACTTGCTGAAAATAATAAGCCTAGACTACTTTATTATATAAAACGTAGAGGTTATAGAGGTTTTAGCATAAACAGACCTGATAAATTATACAATAAATTATCAATAACAGAAAAAGAAATAGGTGGAATACCTAATTCAAGTGAAGATATTAAACAAGCACACGCGGCTGCTATAGAGAATTATATAGAAAACTACGTAGGCGAAATAGAAACAGGTAGAGGTAATATGTATTTTCAAAGAACTTTAGATGATTGGTCTGGTTTTAATATAAACAATAGAACAAAGCACGATGCGTCTATTAGTTCTGGACTAGCTATTATGGCTTGTAATAAGAACAAATATAGACCTATACCAATAAGGCAAAAAAAAGATATTCAATTAGGCATACATAGATACAATAACGAAGGATCTATTTCACAAATAATAAAATAAATGAAAGGTTAAGATTACAACACTTATAGTTCTTTTCCAGATCAGGTAGTATCTGACGAGATAAAACAAAGCGTTGAATATGGCAGGCAGGTTGCTCAAGCTATAGAAGGTGATTGGTTTAGTGGTACAAGATCAGGTGTTGAAAACAGATTTAATACTAATTTTAACAATTTTAGAATGCGTAGGTTATATGCTAGAGCAGAACAGCCTGTGCAAAAATACAAAGATGAACTAGCTATTAATGGAGATTTATCTTACTTAAACTTAGATTGGAAACCAGTACCTATCATACCTAAATTTGTAGACATAGTTGTTAATGGAATGGATGATAAGCTTTACGATATAAAAGCTTATGCTCAAGACCCTGAGTCAAGAAGAGTTAGATCTAAATATGCTGAAGATATATTAAGAGATGTTCAAGCTAAGCAATTTTTAAATATACTTCAAGCTGACTTAGGCTTAAACTTATTTAATAGCTCTGATCCTCAAGAATTACCAGAAAATAAAGACGAATTAGACTTACATATGCAGCTTAGTTATAAGCAAGCTTCTGAAATAGCTTGTGAAGAAGCTATAACAAATACTTTAGAGTTTAATAGATATCAATTAATTAAAAAAAGATTAATAGAAGATTTAGTAGTGTTAGGCATGAGTGCAGTAAAGACTAATTGGAATAGAGCTGAAGGAGTTAAAGTAGAGTACGTTGATCCAACTAGATTAGTTCATTCTTATAGTGAAGATCCTAATTTTGAAGATCTTTGGTATGTTGGTGAAGTTAAACCTATTTCTTTAGCAGATTGTAAAAAACAATTTCCTAATTTAACTCCTGATGAGTTAGAAAGACTAGAGCAATACCAAGGTAATAGTAATTATTTATATAACTGGAACGGTTCTAAAGATGGTAATTCTATATACATAATGTATTTTGAATACAAAACATATAGTGAGCAGGTTTATAAAATAAAGAAAACATCAACAGGACTAGAAAAATCATTAGAGAAGCCAGATACTTTTAATCCAGAAGAAAATGATAACTTTGAAAGAGTTGGTAGATCTATAGAAGTTTTATATAGTGGTGCTAAAGTTCTTGGTTATGACATGATGTTAGAGTGGAAAATGGCTGAAAATATGACAAGACCTAAATCTAACTTAGTTAAAGTAAACATGAATTACACTTTAGCCGCTCCTCAAATATACCAAGGAAGAGTTCAGAGTTTAGTTAGTCGTATGATGGGTTTTGCTGACATGATTCAATTAACTCATTTAAAAATACAACAAATAATATCTAAAATTATACCAGATGGTGTTTATTTAGACGTTGATGGTTTAGCTGAAATTGATTTAGGTAATGGAACTACCTATAATGCTAAAGAAGCGTTAAATATGTATTTCCAAACTGGTAGTATATTAGGTAGATCTTTAACTACTGATGGAGAACAAAATATAGCTAAAGTACCTATACAAGAATTAGTTAAGAGTGATGGTGGTAATAAAGTTAGTTCTTTAATACAAACTTATCAGTACTATCTACAAATGATTAGAGATGTAACAGGCCTCAACGAAGCTAGAGATGGTAGCCAACCAAATTCTGACTCATTAGTTGGGTTACAAAAATTAGCAGCGGCAAATTCTAATACCGCAACAAAACACATACTAAACGCATACTTATACCTCACCGTTAAAACATGTGAAAATATTGTATTAAGGACAGCTGATAGCGTTGAGTTTGCATTAACAGAAGAAGCTTTAAAAAATAGCATATCAACATGGAACGTAGGGCAATTAAAAGATTTAAGACAAATACACTTATATGACTTTGGAATTTATTTTGATCTAATTCCAGATGATCAAGAAAAAGAACAATTAGAAGCTAATATACAAGCTTCTTTACAAAGTGGGAGTATAAACTTAGAAGATGCTATAGATATTAGACAAATTAATAACTTAAAGTTGGCTAATCAAATGATTAAGTTAAAACGTAAAAGAGCTGCTGAAGCTGCTCAAGCTGCTAATTTAGCTAATATAGAAGCACAGGGTCAAGCGAATGCCCAAGCGTCTGAAGCATCAGCTATGGCAGAGGTTCAAAAACAACAAGCCGCTTTAGATACAAAACTTAAATTTGAAAAAGGCAAATCTGCTTTTGAAATAGAAAGAATGAGAGTGGATTCTCAAATTAAAAGAGAACTCATGGAACTAGAGTTTAATTACAATATGCAATTAGGCCAGCAGAAAGTCAATAAAGAGACTGACAAAGAAAAGGAAATAGAAAATAGAAAAGACAAAAGAACCAGAATAGTTGGCACTCAGCAGAGCGCTATAGCTGATCAAAAGCAAAACAACTTATTACCAATAGACTTTGACAATAACCAAGGTTTAAACATTTAATAACTTATATTATATTATATTATGGCACAAGCAGAAAAAGAGACCAAAGAGTCTCTTAAAATAAAAAAGAAGCCGGGTAGACTAAAAAAACTATCTAGCCAAGAAGACAAAACAAAAACAACTATAGACTTAAAACCTAAAGAAAAAACTGTTCAAAAAGAGACTACAACAAAAGTAAATGTTGAACCTACAGAAAAAATTGAAGAGATTATTAAAGAAAAAGTCGAAAATAAAAAAGAAGACAAAGAGGTTACAGTAATCCAAGAAAAACCTATAGTTAAAGAAGAAAAAAAACCAGAACCTATTAGTCAAAAAAGGCAACTACCTGACAGCGTTCAGAAGTTAGTTAATTTCATGACAGATACTGGTGGTAATGTAGAAGACTATGTTACATTAAATAAAGATTATAGCAAGTATGATGATAAATTACTTGTTAAAGAATATTATAAAAAAACTAGACCGCATTTAGAAGATGAGGAGATTAACTTTTTAATGGAAGATAATTTTACTTATGATGAAGAAGCGGACGAAGAAAGATTTGTACGTAAGCAAAAGCTAGCGTATAAAGAAGAAGTTGCGAAAGCCAAGAACTTTTTGGAGCAAATGAAAGGTAAATACTATGATGAAATCAAGTTGAGGCCATCTGTTACTAATGAGCAGAAGAAAGCTATGGACTTTTTCCAACGATACAGTGAAGAACAACAACAAATAACAGAAGCAAGAAGTGAGTTTGTAAATAATACTAAAGACTTTTTTCAAGAGAAATTCAAAGGTTTTGAATTTAATATTGGAGATAAAGCTTTTAGATATTCTGTTTCAAACCCACAAGAGATGATAAACGCACAAACAGACGTTTCTAAAATTATCACTAAATATTCAGATGATAGTGGAAAGATATCTGATATGGACGGTTATCATAAAGCTATTTACGCTGCAAGAAATGCAGATAGACTAGCGGAACATTTTTATGAGCAAGGTAAAGCCGATGCTATTAAAGATGTTATGGCAAAATCTAAAAACATTAATTCAGATCCAAGACCAATTAGTGAAGGTTCGTCCTTGTCTAATGGTTGGAAAGTAAAAGCAGTTACTGGAGTTGACGCATCTAAACTGAAAATAAAGAAAAAAACATAACTTAAAAATAAAACATGAGTTTTACAAACAATTCAGCCTTCCCGGCTAGTATTAATCCTATGCCTAGTCAAGTAACTGTCCAAGACAATTACATCGACTTTAACACGGTAGCAGGTGGCCAGTGGGCACAACAATATCTACCAGAGCTTTATGAGCAAGAGGTAGAAAGATACGGAAACAGGACTTTGTCTGGTTTCTTAAGAATGGTAGGCGCTGAAATGCCTATGACATCAGACCAAGTAATTTGGACTGAACAAAATAGATTACACGTAGCATATGATAACTGCGCTGTTGCTGCAGGTGGTAAAGCTTGGCCTTTATTTAGGGTTACTATTACTGCTCCAGCTGGTGCTGCTGCTACTTCTGGTATCAGAAACGGTAATACTATATTAATATCTGATAATGCTACTGGTTTAGTTACTCTTAAAGCATTAGTTGAAGATATTAATGACGTAGGAACTGATGGATATACTATTGAGTGTCACGCTTACGAAGGAGCTGCTTTGGCAGGTGCTATCACAGGTGGATCTTGTAGTTTATTTGTATACGGTTCTGAATTTCCAAAAGGTGTTGATGGAATGTCTGGCGCTATTGAGCCAAACGTAACTACTTTTACTAATTCTCCAATTATCCTTAAAGATAATTATGAATTAAGTGGTTCTGACACTGCACAAATTGGATGGATCGAAGTCGCTACTGAAGACGGAACTTCTGGATACTTATGGTATTTAAAAGCTGAGTCTGAAACTAGATTAAGATTTGAAGATTATATGGAAATGGCTATGGTTGAAGGTGAGCTTAATGATAACGCTGCAAACTTCTCTTTTACTACAGTTAACGGTACTGCTGGTTCAAATCAAGCAATTAAAGGTACTCAAGGTTTATTCGCTGCTTTAGAATCAAGAGGTAATGTATACTCTGGTTTCGCTGGCGCTGCTGCTCCTGGTTCAGGTGCTTTAGGTGATTTTGATGAGATCTTACAGCAATTAGATAAGCAAGGTGCTATTGAAGAAAACATGTTATTTTTATCAAGATCTACGGCTCTTGATTTTGATGATATGTTAGCTGCTACAAATGGTGGTTTTGCTTCTACTCAATCTGCATCTTATGGTTTATTTGATAACGAAGCTGAGATGGCATTAAACTTTGGATTTTCAGGTTTTAGAAGAGGTTCTTATGACTTCTACAAGACTGATTGGAAATACTTAAATGATGCTACTACTAGAGGTATGTCTAGCGCTATTGATGGTGTTATGATACCAGCTGGTACATCTACAGTGTACGATCAAATGTTAGGATCAAATATCAGACGTCCATTCTTACACGTAAGATATAGAGCTTCTGAAACTGAAGATCGAAGATTCAAAGCTTGGATTACTGGTTCAGTTGGTGGTGCTTTTACTACTGATCTTGATATCATGAGAGTTAACTTCTTATCTGAAAGATGTTTAGTTACTCAAGCTGCTAACAATTTTGTATTGTTTAAAGGAGCTTAAATTTACATATAATGTGGGGAGAAATCCCCACTTTATTAATCTTTAAATAATAAAAATTATGGCAAGTAGAATTCAATTTCCTTATAATGGCACTACAACAGCTGTTAGCCCTGACAATAAACATACAACTTTATCGTTGAATGTTGACGGAGCTTACGCTGTTACATCTGCCTCAGGAAATTTAACAGTACATTATGAAGACACAATGGGCGCTGGTAAATCACTAAGTGTATTACTAGATTACGTTGGATCAACTGCTCTGGTATCAGACGCGGCTAGATTAATGAGTCTTATCAAAACAGTTCAACAACAACCTAGTAGTTGTCCTATATTTAAACTAACTAACGATATCCCTAGTGCAAGTACACCTGCAAATTTTAGACTAGAAAAGGACACTCCTTTTTCAGCTATACTTGGGGATGCAGTATAAAACAATTATTATGGGTTATATATTAGTACCAATAGACAAAGACCAACCATTAGCTGTTGCCGCACTTCCTGTAGGAACTGCGACTGGAGGCGGTACAGTTTCTGGAACAGGTGCATCACCTGCTCAAGTTTTGACTACTGTGTCAGGATCTGGATCAGGCGCATCAGCAACTATTACTAAAGGTGGTGATGCTACTATAGCAACTGCTACTATTACAGTAACTGTTGCTGGTGATGGCTACTCTATAGGAGATGTTGTTTCAATTCCAGCTATCACAACTGGAACTGCAACTAAAACTACAGCGACAACTAGCTATACAATAGTTGACGGTGATTTAGTTGGAGACACTGGTGATCAAACAATACCTGTTGAAAGCGTGTTATTTGCAATGCCAAATGACGATGATGAAGTTGATTTAATTACAAGAAACTGGAATACTGGAACTAGTACAGTAGCTAATGCTTCTGTTACTAAATACACTATTAAAGTTACTGGTGGATCAGCTATTTCTGACCAAGGTGATTTAGCTAATGACGCTGATGGTGCATTAGTTAAGTCCTCTCAAGGACATCTAGTACCTGCTATAGTTTGGAACTCTGCTGTCGAAGGCAGTGGTAACTCTGGACTTAGCGTTACTTACGTTGATTAAAAATAATGATCCCGCTTCGGCGGGGTCTTTTTTAAATTTATATTATATTATATTATGGAAGAAACAAAAACAAAAAAGGTTTCAGTCAAGAAGGCTGCGCCTGTAAAAAAACCCCCGGTTGACACTTGGGAATACAAAGACAAAAATTATTACCTTATAGGTAACAAAACACCTTTAACATATACTCTACCTAGTAGACACTCTAAAAGATATCCTTTAGTTTGGTTTGATCCAGAACTTGGCTATGAAAGAGAAATGAGATATGCTACTAATCAATCAAAAATATTTGTAGATGAACAAAAAGGAGAAGTTACTTTAAAACATGTAGTTTTTGAATCAGGACACTTACGAGTTCCTAAAGAAAAAAGAAGTTTACAAGAATTTTTAGAAAAGCATCCTCATAATAACCTTATTTACAGGCAGTTTGATCCAGTAGTACAGGCAGTTCATGAGTTTGAAGATTTAGAAGAAGAAATAGTAGCTCTTAATATGGCTTATGATATGGATATAGAACAAGCTGAAGCTATTATAAGAGTAGAAGTTGGATCAGATGTTAATAAATTATCTTCAAAAGAACTAAGAAGAGACTTATTGTTATTCGCTAAAAGAAACCCTAATATGTTTATTGAATTAGCTAATGATGACAATGTTATACTTAGGAATTTTGGTATTAGAGCAACTGAAGAGAACATTATAGCTTTATCTCAAGACAATAGAGCATTTACTTGGGCTAGTAATGGTCGTAAATTAATGAACGTTCCGTTTGATGAAAATCCATATTCAGCACTAGCTGCTTGGTTTAAAACAGACGAAGGTTTAGAAGTTTATAGATCTATAGAGAAAAAGTTCAAATAACAAGTGATTATAATTAAGTGGGGTCTATTAACGACTCCACTTATTTTAAAATATTTAAAATGGCAATAAGCGTAAATGAAGTATACACCACAGTATTAAGTGTTCTTAACAAAGAGCAAAGAGGTTATTTAACTCCATACGAGTTTAATCAAATAGCAACTCAAGTTCAATTAGAAATATTTGAAAATTACTTTGAAAGTCTTACGCAGCAATTAAGAGTTCCTCAAAATAGTAGTGAATATGTTGATAGAATTAAAACTTTAGAAGAAAAAATTGCTTTTTTTGAAGCTAATGATGTAGTTTCAGTAACCCTTAATGGCATATTTGGCCAAACAACTATTCCAGCAGATACACATAGATTTGGTATGTTAGAGTATGTTAATGGATCTAATCTACCAGTAGAAGTAGAAAAACTAAGTCGTAAAGACTTTTTAACAGCTAGGCGATCGCCTTTAGCTGCGCCTTCAGCAGATTATCCTATCTGTTATTTAGAAGGAAATAAATTAAACATATTACCTGGTATAGCAACAGCGGCATCAGTCGATACAGTAGGCAACCCTGCTCAAGTTTATCAAGTAGAATACGTTAGAAAACCTATAAATCCTGTTTGGAACTATACAGTTGGAAGTGTAGGTCAATACATATTTGATCCAATAGCTAACGGTGTTAGTAAAGACTTTGAGATATCGGATATAGATCAAGCAGAATTAATATTAAAAATATTGGCTTACGCCGGTGTAGTCGTAAGAGATCAAGAGATCACACAAGCGGCTGCTGGAGCGGCTTTACAAATAGATCAATCACAACAAAGTTAATAGATTATGACTAAAACAGCAGCTACAATACCTATAACAGAAAATGATTCGCAATACTATGCAGGGCAATATATGGTAGGTCCCGCAGTCACTACTGACGCTGGAAATCAAGCAGTTTTTTCTTTTCCTGATTTAAATACAGTGCTTATAGCTAATTACAGTGATTTTAGCTCGCCTGCAGCTAGAGATACTGGTAATTTTAATATTTTTATATTAGATTCTGCTACTACTATACCTAGCACAGCTAACCAATTACAAGAGGATAGCTACATTGTTACAAACAAAACCAACAACACTATACAAGTAAAAGATGGAGTTGATCAAGGTAAATTTGTTTTTTTACAATTAACCACAATAGCTACAGGAGATAATTACGGAAGTTATAGTTACTTAAAGCTAAATCAAATTATAGATAATTTCTTAATGTCTTATGTTGGAGAAGATAAAATTATGATGAGATGTAAGAGATCTGATGTTTTATTCCACGCTAGAAGAGCAATGCAAGAAATGTCTTATGATACATTAAAGTCTTATAAATCTCAAGAATTAACTATACCAACAAATTTAACAGTTCCTATACCTAAAGACTATGTCAACTACACTAGAGTTGCTTGGGCAGATCTTAATGGAGTTTTAAGAACTATATATCCACTCAGCGGTCTTAGTGGTAGTCCTTACACTTTACCTCTTCAAGATGGTAAAACAGGCGTGCCGCTTCAAGGTTCTTTTAATAATAATTTAGATGCTTCACAATCTATAATAGAAGATAGATGGAATAGAGCTACAGATTCTAATATAAGTGGATCTAATCCTAATGTTAGCGGAAATGGGGTTTTTGATTATGCGTGGTATAAAACTGCTTATGGACAGAGATATGGTTTAAATCCTGAAACGTCTCAATCAAACGGGTGGTTTGATATAAATCAACGTACTGGCATGTTTACCTTTAGTAGCGATTTAGTAGGTTTAGTAATTCAACTAAGTTACATATCGGATGGGCTTGCCTATGACTTAAACTCTATAGTTCCTAAAATGGCAGAAGAAGCTATATACGCTCAAATATTATATAGGGTAACATTAGGAAGAAGAGATATAGACAATGGGTCAAAGCAAATTTACAAAAGAGATTCCTATGCTAAAACTAGAAATGCTAAAATAAGACTTTCTAACTTAAAATTAGATGAGATAGTTCAAGTATTTAGAGGTCAATCTAAATGGATTAAACATTAATTAATGGCACAAAATAAATTTCAACACACATTTACTAAGTCAAAAATGAATAAAGACTTAGACTCAAGGTTATTGGCTAGAGATGAATATAGAGATGGTAGAAATATTGCCGTGTCAAGATCTGAATCTGATGACGTTGGAGCACTTGAAAATATATTAGGTAATGAAATACTAAGTAGCTTAAATATTCCTGATATTGATCTTGATACTACTTTAGGTTTTAGCTCTACTACATACAAGAGTTTTGTGTCTCAAATAATTGGAGGTTATTTTAATGAAGAAACTAATAAAGCTTATTTATTCTTAACTAATTATCAAGACAACTCTGATGATCAAGTCTCTAACTTTGCTCCAGTTGGTACAAGATGTTCTATTGTTTTGTTTGACACTAAATCGCTTACAACAACTAATATAGTAGAAGGAAGATTTTTAAACTTTTCTTTTAACTCTCCGGTTTTAGATATTGTAATGATTGAAAATTTAATGTATTTTACTGATAATAGGAATCAACCTAGAATGATAAATGTTAATACAGCAGAATCTAATATTGGTTATTATAACTCAGAAGATCACATATCTTTAGCTAAATATTATCCTTTCAAGCCAATACAACTAAATGGTGTGTTTAAAGTTCAAAATGCAGGTTTTATAACAAAATCAACTGCACAACCTCAGTTTGGGGGCAATCTAGCTTATTATGATTTTATTGTAATACCATCAGAAAATAACGCTGCTACTATAGCTATGTTAGAAAACAATATAGGCGTTAAAGGCTTTATGGGAGCTAGCACAGACAAGACTTGGAATTTTACAGTGACTCAAGTTGTTGATAGTACTGATGATTATGGTAGCTATACAGATGTAACGTATGTTTACATAGATAGAGATTTATCTACTGCCCAAACTCCAACTTCTCTAGCTGCTTGGGGATTAGGAAGTTCTGATGTTTTTGTTTGTTTCTTAGATACTAATTCTAAAGACGTTTCTTCTCCTTTTAATAGAGAACCTCAAACTAGACTTACTGTTAAGAGTATAACCAGTACAAACATTGGATACGGCACTACTTGGATTAATCAAGTTTATCAATATGGTATGGCGTTTAGTAAAAATAGTCAAAGTATAACTCCGTTTGAAGTAAAAAATTGGAATGTAAATCTTTCAGTGAATAAATCTGGTTATGCTAGAGTTACAAATCCTAAGTTAGATCCTTTAAAATACTACGTAATATTTGATGTAAATGGTGATCCTAATACCACAGATGCAAAAAGTATTGAAATAGCTGAATTAAGCTCGTTGTCTAACGGTGGGTATACATTAGTAAATCCATCTACATTACCCTTGTCGGTTGGTGATATACTTAGTGTGAGATGGCCTAACAAAGATTATAATCCTAATTTTGTTGGTGATGAAGCTTTTTTAGAAGATAAATTTGTTAGATTTGCATATAGATTTAGATACGATGATGGAGAATATTCCTTAATCTCACCTTATACTCAAGAAGTTTTTATACCAAAACTAAAAGGACAGTTTTTAAAGAAAATAGGTAGACTAAGAAGTAAAGGATCTTTGTTAAATAATTTTATACCAGCAGAGCAAATAGCAGGAGAAAATACTATAGTTAATTTCATGGAAAATGAGGTTAATCAAGTTTTTTTAGATATACCTTGTGAGTTTACTTTTAATGAAATTTCAGAAAAGCTTAAAGTAAAAGAGATAGAAGTTTTATACAAAGAATCTATGGAAGCTAGTGTTAGAGTTGTAGAGACTATAAATGTTGAAGATAGTTCAGTTTCTAATAATAGCACTAAATTATTGAGATATGTTTATAACTCTAAAAAACCAATAAAGTCTATTCCAGCAAAAGAATTAACAAGAGTTTTTGATAATGTACCTGTTAGGGCTAAAACATTATCAACTTCTGGAAATAGAATATTAATGGCTAATTTCTTTGATAGGCACTCAGCTCCAGATAGTTTAAGTTATTTTGTAGGTGCAAGTAGAAAACTAACGCCAGCAGAAACTCCATCGTTAGCTAGCAATCAAGATACTTATGAAGGTCTTCCAAATAGATATTCAACTTCATCATATCCTAATCATAGTTTAAAACAAAACAGAAATTACCAAGTTGGTTTAGTTTTTCAAGATAGGTATGGTAGATCGTCTGATGTTATATTATCTAATGTTGAAGAAGAAAAAATAACAGTTGGAGGACATCCAGCTATACAAAATCAGCCATTTGCTGAAAATCCAATTACATTTGGTAACTCAACACTATACCACGGTTATTTAGGTTCTGTAGTTCAACCTTTGACTCCAAATGCTAGCATAGCTAGTAGTCAAGTTGTTAGATCTGGAATAATAAACTGGCCGGGAGACAGCTTGAAATTATTAATGACATCTACTATACCTGATGAACTACCTGGTATTTCTGGGTATCCTAAATTATTTAAAAATCCCTTTTTAGTTACAAATTCTTTAGGTTCACAATTTGATTATGTTTCTATAGATGACGGAGGGCAAAGAGACAATGTGCAGCCTGGTATGTTAATGGAATGGACAAATAGTAATGGTGTAGATTATTCCGGATTTGCAACTTATATTTTAAATAGTACTGGTAGTAATCTCATTTTTATTAAAAAAGATAATGGCGATAGCTTACCAGCGAGCGATTACCCAGAGAACGGTGTGAAAATTACTTTTTATAATACAGGTAGGCCAACTGGTTGGTACAGCTACAAAGTTGTTGTTAAACAACAAGAACAAGAATATTACAATGTATACTTACCTAGTTTATTAGATGGTCTTCCTGTTATAAAACCTTTTACTATAGAAGATCCTGCAAGCCCTGGTACAGGTGGAGCAACGTTCACAAATGGTAGTAATCAAGTAACTATGACACCAGTTACAGGTGTTGATTACTTAACATTTCCTTTAATAGAAGGAATGAAAGTTATTACTAAACCCGGTAATAATACTTATTATATTCAAAACATATTAAACTACACAACTTTTGAACTTACAGCACCGGCTGTAGCTACGGAAACAGATGTTGGTTTTTCATGTTCAACGCCATCTAGTGATGGTATACTTAATTGTACAACTTTACTTACTGATAATGCTCAAAAAGTTTCTGCTGCATTAAATGAAGCTAGTCCTGTTCAAGTGAATTTTAGTACTAGTGATGTTGAATTAATACCTAGATACGCTAGGTCAAGTACTTGGACAAATATATCAGCTTCTCCATTTTTCACAAACAATAAACATGCAAATCCTTCATTTCCTTTTAAACAGATGCTAAAGGTTAGAGCTGTTGGTAATTTTGAAAACTTATTCTCAAACTCTAGCTATAACGGTTTATATGAGGCAAGTACAAATCCTAACGCCGCTGTAATAGAAAATACACTTAACTTAGGATCTGATTCAGAAACTTCAAAACCTACTTCAGAAGAAGAATCTATACCAGCAATGTATGAAACTAAACCTACTATTTCTGATATAGAAATTTATTATGAAACTAGTACTGCGGGTTTAATATCAGATTTAAATGTTTTAGTTGGTGACTCATTAGATGTACCTACTAATTTTTATGAATACAATACAACAAATATAGTAAGACAAATTTCTATAAATGAAAGCTTAGACTATACATCAGATACTACGATAGCTACTTTAGAACTTGTAGATCAAAATGGCGTTACTTTTGAATATTACAAAACTTTAGGTGTTGCAAATCTTAAAGACATAACAGTATCTAATGCTTTTTATGGTAATGGAACTCCTGTAGCTGGTAACGGTTTAGTATTTGAAAAATTTAGTGAAACAGACACAAACAATAGATTTGTTGTTAAAATAACAGATAATTTCCCAGGATACTCAAGCTCTATAAGTGCTTTGAATTTTATAACTTTTAATGTGACTGTTAAAGCGCTGCTTGATAACCCAACATTTACAACTGGTGGGACTTCAGGTGTTTTTGTTTCATATACATTACCTTTGACTATCTTTATAAATAATATAGCACCTGTTGTTAATACAAATTCTATAACTGACTCTACCACTATATATTACTTAAGTAATGTAAGTGGAATAAATCCAGTACCAAAAGATATAAGTGGTAGTGTTATTCAATGGGCTAACAATAATGGAAACGATACTACTCTTACTAGTGCTACAAACGGTTCTAATATCTTAAACGTTTTTCAAGAATCTAATACTGAAGAGCTTTCTTTCGACTTGCTGGTTAAGTACGGTTCTTTAACTAATTTTGTAAACGCAAATGAAGTTACTGGATTAGGTTTGTATTTGTCAACTGCAGGATTAGATCAAGGAAGTGTAATGCTTGGTCTTACTGGAAAATCTTTAATAACTAATCAAGTTATAGAATGTAAAATAAATGCTACTGACAAGTTAGGTAGAGGATTGACAACATTGATATCTAATTTTAAAATTCAATATACATAAAAACATATATAAACAAGTGATTATAATTATATGAGCCAAGTTAATTTACCAATTATAGAAGTAGACTATTACAATTGTATCTGGAATAAGAAAATACTAGCGCCTCAACAAAGTGCAATTATGGATGGTGTAACTGTGCCTGGTGGTATAGGTACTGCTGCTAATAACGTTTGGCCTATAACTAATGTTCAAGCTCCTCCAGTTACAAATACTGAAGGCACTGGATCTCCATATGATAGTGATGCTATTGCATCTATAGTTTATGAAAATTTTTATAGTGAAGAAATGTATATTAGAGGAGGTTTTAATAATAACTACATGTCTTTAGGTGTTAAGGCTTATTTAGACGAAGAAGAGCCTTTACAACAGCATAGATTTAATACTATAATATACTCAGGAGTGTTCAACTCTAGAACAGGTATAAATAGAACTAACGAGTTTCCAACAGGTACAAATATTACAAGATCAGCAAATCCTTTAAACGGATCTATTCAAAAAATATACTCTGAAGAAAACAATTTAGTTGTTCTTCAAGAGAATAAATGTAGTCATGCATTAATAGACAAAGACGCAATATATACCGCTGAAGGTAGTAGAACTATAACTACAACTAATCAAGTTTTAGGAGAAATAATACCTTATGCAGGTGAATATGGTATTAGTAAAAACCCAGAAAGTTTTGCTGTATATGCGTATAGAAAATATTTTGTAGATAGAAACAGAAATGCTGTATTAAGACTATCTCAAGACGGTGTAACTGAAATATCTGAATATGGTATGAGAGATTATTTTAGAGACAACTTAAGTACATTAAATAATGACTACACTAATGAATTTGAAATAATATTAAAAACCAGTAGTTGGTCGCAACCTGCTTTTAACCAAAGTGGTCCGGGTTTTACAAATAATGGTATTTCACCATCGGCTCAAGCTGGAATGTTAGGGAGTAGAGTATTTTTTGAATATAACAATAATGTAGGTACTTATGTTGACATGAATGCTAATTTCTTAGGCTACAGACAAAATGGTACTAATGATTTCTTGTTAACAGACAGGATGATGACTCAAGCAGAGATGGGTAAGGGTGTCACAGGGACAGATGGAATTTCTAGTATTAAACTAGTTAGTAATAACAGAAGTAGAGCGTATGGAGGTTGGGATTCTTATAACAAACAATATGTGTTGTCTTTACAAAATAATAGTTCAAAAACATATACACAACCTAGTACTCCTACTGTACCAAAACCAGATAATTCTTTTCAAACACTAGGTTATGATGAACAAGTTAGAGGTTGGCCTAGTTTTTATAGTTTTAGACCAGTTATTATAAATAGTTTAAGAAATACTTTTTATACTTTAAATAATGACTACTGGAACGATTTAAATAGTGTAAAGCTTACAAAAGGTGTTTACGGCCACTACGCTACTTCAGTACCTCATTGCCAGTTTTATATGACAGATAATGATGCTTCTGTATCTATAGTGGCTAACGCTCAGCCTTCGTTACAAAAAGCTTTTTTAGCTGTTGACTATGAAGGTGATAGTGGTTGGGAAGCTAGTGTTTTTGTTTCTGATAGAACTGGTCTTAATGCCGTGAGATCTACTGGCGGAGCATGGAGTGGGGAATGGAATTTTACTAATGATAAAGGTTTGCTTGTAAGAAGTTACGTAGAAGGTTCTTATGATTCTCTTGGGAACGTTGGTGTCGCAGCTAATCCACAGAACGCTCCAATAAGATATGCTGGCTTTAGCAGAAAAGAAAATAGATATGTTTCTAATTTAATAAACAATTCTACAGCAGCCCCAGGTGAGATTATTTATGGTGATCAAATAAGTGGATTAAAAGGTTATTTTTTAGATGTTACATTTAAAACAGACAGTACAACAAGCCCAGGTGGTATGAAGGAACTATACTCAGTTGGAATGACGTATAACGTATCTTCAAGAAATTAAATTAAATATGAATATAAGAAAATTAACAGAGGTTGATTATCAAACTCTAGAATCTTGGTGGAAGGCATGGAAATGGCCACCAGTTGAAAAAGAATTTTTACCAGACAATGGTACAGGTGGTTTTGTTATAGAGAAAGATGGCACTATGATAGTTGCTGGATTTGTTTATATAACTAACTCTAAGGCAGTTTTATTAGAATGGATAATATCTAATCCAGAATACAAAGAAGATGACAGAGGCGTGGCTATAACATGTCTAATAAACGAAATAGAAAAAATAATTAAAGACTGGGGATATAAATATATATTTTCAATCGGCAGAACAAAAGCATTAATAGATAAACATAAAGAATTAGGTTGGAGTGTAGATGATACTCCATCTTACGAAATAGTTAAAGTTTTAAAATAATAATATGGGAGTAGCAACAACAATAGCCATAGCGGCAGGTGTAGCAGCGGTGGCTGGGGTAACGACTAACGCTATTGGCGCTAAAAGAGCTAAAGACGAAGCTCGAGATCAAGCATCTATAAAGAACGCACAGCAACAAGCTTTAGATGCGCTAGTAGAAGAAAGACCTGAGTTTAACAATCCTTACGAGAACTTAACTAATCAGTTTGAAAATCTAAACAATCCTTATGCAAATTTAACAGTAGCTACTGAAGCTTTTAAGATACAAGCTGAGCAAGCTGATCAAGCTTTAGCTAATAGCTTAGATGTAATGATGGAGACTGGTCAAGCAGCAGGTGGTGCTACAGCTTTGGCTCAGGCAGCTTTGCAAAGTAAAAGAGGTATAGCAGCTAGTATAAACGCTCAAGAAGTACAAAACAAAGCAATGGCTGCTGAAGGAGAAGCTTCTGTACAAACTCAAATAGCTCAAGGCGCTCAAAGACTAGACGAAATGAAAGCCCAAGGTGATATAATGGAACAACAAGATGCTATTAATTTCCATGAAAAAAAGATGGACAGAACGGCTGGTTTGTTAGACAATGCAGCTCAAAACGAGCAAGATGCTAAAGCAGCAAGATCAGCTGCTATAGCTGGAATAGGTAATTCAATAGTAGGCGCTGCAGGTATGGTAGCTGGAGGCTTTGGTACTGGAGGTACGCCAGGGAAAAAAGGTCGTAAGTAATACTAAATAAACATAATAATGGGAAATTTTACTAATCCTCAAAGGATAATAAATAAAGAATTTGATGCTTACACACAGTCTGCAGCTGCTAATATAAATTCTATAGCTAAAACTGTAGGAGATATGCGCAACGGCATAATGAAGCAAAAGCAATATACCGAAAAACTACAGCAAGTAGATGATCAAAAAGATTTTAATTTAAGATCTTCTCTTAACGAGATGGGTACTACTGGTAGTGCTATATTAGATGAAAATATATTAGGATTTTGGAACGATAAGGTAGATAATTATTTTCAAATTAAAAATGCTATGAGTGATGGTACTCTTTCTAGGCAAGAAGGTAATAGAGCACTTGCTCAAATAGAAGGATTAGTTCCTAGGTTTAAATCTATGGTTAATGTTTTAGCTACAAACTCCGCTACGTTTAGAGAAGATGTTGCTAATGGAAGCGTATCTTCAGTTGGATCTATAGAAAATAAAAGTATTTTAAACAGAATAGGCAAAGGTGGTAATGTAGGTATTGTTGAAAGAGGTGGTGGATTATATTTCTATGCTCCTGAAGAAGATGGCGAACCTCAAGCTATGATAAATGGCAGTGAACTTTTAGCTCAGTCAAATGGAGGTACGCCCATGTATCAAACTAAGCCTAATTTAGCAGAAGCTGAAACTGAAATATATAATGCAGTTGTGAAACCTGAAGATATTAATAGTGATTTTGTTGAACCTATACAAATTGTAAAAGGTGATCCAAACCCTATAACTGGAGAGCCAATGAATAACCTTGAAGAAGGTAAAATATATACTTATAGAACTATAACAAAAGATAATAGACCTAAAGCTATAGAATCTTTAGTAAACAGCCCAGCTGTAGCTACTTTAACAGGTAATGATGATTTAATGGCTAGAGTTTGGCAAGATGAAATACCTGATGGCAAGAAAAACGAAGATGGAACTTGGGACGATAATAATAGCATAGGAGCAATATCAGAAAGATTAAATTTAGATCCAGAGTTGTTTAAAGATGGATGGCATCAATACGCTGAAGACATGAGTGAGGAAGATAGAACTAAACTAGATACTCAGCAAAATCAAGTGATGCAACAATACTTAGGTAATAAGATATACAATGATAATGCTGTTAATGACAACACTCTTAAGTTTGTTAAAAAAGAAGTTTTAAATTCTGAAGATAAAAATCCTGAAACTGAAAATCCTTATTATAGAGATTTAATGAGTAGAAATATTAAATTCTTTGAAAATCCTATTGAAAATGCTAGCATGCTAGTTAACCACACTATAAAAGGTCAAGTTGTTAAAGATGTTTTAGTAGAAGATGGACAGATAATATTACAAGGTGAGGACTATACAATTAAACAAGACACTGGTAAATTAGATGAAGCTGGACAACCTATAGTTGAAGAAAAATCAGTTAAAAAAGAAATAGCTAGATTTAAACAAGATGATATAGAACAGCAAATAAACCTAGCTCAACTATTGCAAGGTGAAATAGGTGGTGATAACATGAATAACAATAAGGTTAAAGAATTAATAAGAAGAGAGTATACTGATTTGGTTAAAGCTAGAAAGTTAGAAATGCAAGCAACTAAAAAAGAAGCTAGCACTCCTATTGGTAATTTTGAAACACCTAAACAGTATCAAGAGTTTAAAGAATTAAACCCATTAGTTGATGAATATAAAATGCTATTTGAGGCTGATAAAAGATTAGCAGCCGCTAAAGATAAGATGGACAATACTATAGCTCAAAATCCTGTAGATTATTTAAGAAAATCAATGGCAGAGCAAGAGTTTCTTCAAATTGAACAAGAGATTTATCAAGAAGTGTTAGGTCAACAAAAAGCTAAAACATTATCTAATATGAAGTAAATGTACGAAATAGACGGAATAAAATTTACTAAAGAAGAACTTGAAGCTGAAGCTAAAAAGAGAGGTATAACTTTTGATGAATTTCTTAATGCTAATATAGATAGTATAAAGATAGAAGGCCAAACTAAATCTCAATATGAGCAGTCAGGGCCTGTTTTAGTGCCTGAAGGTGAAGAAATAGTTGTTGAAGAAGATTATACTAACCCTATTTTTGATCAAAGAAAAAGTAACTTAGGTATACCTACATTTGGAGGTGAGTCTACTAAAGCTACTAATGTTATTGATGCAAACTTAACTACTGCTGGATTTGAGTTACCAGACGCACCAGACCAAAACTTAAGTGAACCAGAGCAAGAAGAACAAGATAAAGAGTTAAAGTTAAAAAGCTACAAACAAGCTATAGAAGATTATGATGCTGAGGTTCAAAGAATTGTTCAAGACAATCAAGTAGATCCTAATACTAGATTAAAGCTTATAAATGAATTGCCTATACCTGAGTTTGGAGTTTCTTCAGATGTTCAAGATGTTATAATACCTAATGAAATAAAAGGTGAAGGACAAGACTTGTTGTCTGAAGATCAAACTATAGGTGACAAAAGCAATGAATATTTATATAATAAAGATTTATCTACATTAATTCAAAAAACTATTAAAGATGATAACTTTAAATTAGAAGGTGAAGAGTATGAGCAAGGCGTTGATAATAGTTATAAAAAAATATTTAGCGAGACAATTAATAAAGATCCTCTAGTTAAATCAAGAAGAGAATTTTATCAACAAAACTTAATGCCTAAAGCTAAAGCTTATGCTGAAGAATTAAAAAATAAAGGTATTTACGATACAACTACTCAAGCTGGTATGGACTTGCTTATGAATAAGGTTAATACTTATTATGCTGGTTTGCTAGATGAATCTATGGCTTCTGATCCAGTTGTTAACAATCAAATGAATAAGCTATCTACATTGTTTGGTAGATTAAATTCAAAAAGAGATAGAGAAATTGCTAGAGCTAAAGATCCTGTGTTTGCTAAGTCTGATATACTTCAAAATTTAGCTAATAATTATTTACCTCATTTTGGTGAAACTAGTTTTGTAGCTGATATTATAGCAGGTGTAGAACAAGCTACTGTATCTACTGAAGCTTTGGGTTATAATACTTGGAATACTATAGGAGCTCAAGTAGATGGTAAAAGAAAAGGAGATGCTAAAAAAGTATTAGAAAAATTAAATGCTTTACAGCAAGAAGGTAAAGGTGATGGAGATAGTGTATCTTTAAGAATTGGTGAGTATAATTCCAATACACCTAACGATAATAGACCATTGCTTGAAGGAACTATAAAAGAACTAAGAAAACAAGCAGAACAAACTTTAGCTACTTCTAGCAAAAGTTTAGAAGAAAACATAAAACAACTAACTGAGTTTGAAGAATACAGATCTTTAGCTGAGCAAGCTAAATTTAGTGATGGTGTTAGTTTTAGAGATTTAATGTTAGGATTAGGATCCTCAGCGCCTACTATGGGAGCTATAACTATTGGCACTGCTATATCAACAGTGGCTCCAGAGGTTGGGGTACCTTTGTTAGGTATATTAGCCAATGTAACTGGACAAGGTGTTGTTACAGCTCAGTTTTATGCTGAGAATTATATGGACGGTATAAAGGCTGAAATAAATAATAATCCAGACATGTACCCTGGTGGTGATACAAAAGAGAACATAGACAAAGCTATAGTAGATGGAGGTTTTGACGATGCTGCACAAGATTTTGCTGCTGCTGCTTTTATGGCTCAATTAGAAAAACTAGGTACAGGAGCTTCTATAAAAGCTTTATACAAGACTATGGGTGTTAGCCCATTACAAGGTATTAAATCCCTGTTTAGAGGTGAGATTAAAGGTGTTTTAAACAATATTAAAAAAGGTGCTATTATAGGTACTGAAAATGGTTTTGTAGAAAGTATGACTGAGACAGGTCAGGCTATTACCAGTCAAATAAATACTGGTATTAAGCAAGGAGATACTTTTAAATATTTAGATGGAGAAGAAACTTTTGAGTCTGCTATTGCTGGATTTTCTATTGGAGCTTTCTTGCCGTCAGCAAGTGGTATAGCTACTCAAACAAGAACTGAAATAAGAACAGCAGCCATGAAGTTTGCTAAAGAGTTTAATCCTAAAAGTGATTTAGCAAGGACGGAAGCTTTTTTTAAAAGATATGCAGAAGGAGTAAGACAAAAATACTCTGATGCTAATGGAAATATAATAAATCAAAAAGAGTTTGATGAAGTTATGGATGATATATCTTCTATAAGAAACTCTGGTTTAAGTGTACCTGGGGATTTTAGTAAAAATGCAAGAGGAGAAGCTTTAGGTCTTTTAACTGAAAAAAGAAAAGTACAAAGAGATTTAGATAGTTATCCGGATAAAACTTTAGCTAAAAACAAATTAAAAAGAATAAAAGAAATAGATATTAGACTAGGGAATATAGCAAAAGCAGAAGATATAATAAACAAAAGCCGTAAAGTGGCTGATCAATTATCTGACGACGTAATAGATGAGTTTAAAACTTTTGAAAACCAAGAAGAGATGAGTTCATTTTTAGAAGAAAATGGATATGATCCTAGCTTAGCAGAAGGTAGTAGAGCTGTAGAGGTTAAAGTAGATGGTAAAGAACTGGCTTTAGTTAACACAGAAAAAATATCTGATGGTGTTGGATACTTTGCTGGTGCTCATGAAATATTGCATAAGCTTTTGAAAAACACTTTAAGAAACAGCCCTGAAAAAGCTTTTGGTATGGCTAACGTTATTAAAGATAGATTAAAAGTATTAAGTGAAAACCCATCCTTACAAGATAACCAATTAATAAAAAGTTTAAATAATACGCTAGATAAATACAAAAGAGACAGTGAAGTAACTGAAGCTAAAGAAGCTGAGGAAGTGATTACTTTATTTAGTGAATTTGTTGATCTAGGTTTGATAGCTAAAGAAGAAGGTTTAGGTGATGGTTTAAGAAATTCTTTTAGAAGAATATCTCAAGACTTTGGTGGTGGTAAAATAGAATTTAAAAACGCTAATGATGTATTAAACTTTATAGGTGACTATAATAAGTCAATAAATAAAGGTAGATTAACTAGAGCTCAAAGAACAGCTGCTAGTGAAGGTATAGAAATATCAGACGACTTGACTCGTGCTGGTTTAGAGTTTGATAAAGAAAGAGTAGTATCAAAAGAAGCTGCTAGTAAAGACCGTAATGAAGCTAAAGATATAGAAATACAAAACATAATAGACAAGCAAGACACTTCACAACCAAGAACAAGAGGCGATTTAGCTTATAAGTTCTATGATGACGTTTTAAATTATATAAGAAGTGGTAGATTTAAAATAGGTCAATCCGAAGTAAGAGAAAATCCTAAAATTTCAGGGACTTTTGATCAAGAAGATGGCGTACGTGTAGAAGGTGGAGTGACTGTAGAAGATTTAGCTTCTGATATAGTTTTAGGTATGGGATCTACTAGAAAAAAAGGTGGTGGTGTTTTAGGTTTAGTAAATGAATACTTTGACGACATGCCAGCTTCTTATAGAAAAAGAGTTACGTTAGGACAATTTATTGGAGCTAGTAAAGATTTTGATTTATACAGAGCCACAGAAGTTGCTGCCAAAACACTTCAAATGCAATCTGAGTTTAAAGAAGAGGCACCTAAAAAAGATTTTAGCAAAGAAGAAAAACAATCGCTAAGACAGAGTTTTGTAAATTTAGGAGGAGATTTAGGCTTAGAAGAAGGAGGAGATTTTTATAACAACGTTATAGAGAAGACCAAGAGAACATTAGGAACTAGATTAGGAGATGTAAGTTCAGGTAAGTTTTTAAAAGCCCTTAGAAATGCAGGTATTGCTGATTTAGAAACTGATATTAAAAACTTAATGGGTACCCCAACTAGTGATAAGTACAGGAACTTTATAGAAACCTACGCTACAGCTATTTTAAATAAAGCTCAACAAACAACTTTAAATAAAAGATTAGGTAAACTCACAGAACCTGTTATAGATCCTAAAACTGGAAAACAAGCTAGAACATTAACAGAAGAGTCTAGAGCTGAAGGATCAAGAGTTAAAGATCCTTATGCTGGAAACCCTAAAAGAAAATTAATACCTGGGCTAACCCCTAAAGATTTAACAGACTTTTTTGTAGACACAGAAAGGCCTGACTCTAAAAGAAACTCTTTAGCTAAAATAGCTGCTATTGAATTTACAGAAGATGCATTAAGACAAGCTTTAGATACTCAAGTAGAAGATAAGTTAGGTAGAAAACCAGGAGATGAAGGTTACGAACCTACAACGCTGGAAGATGAAAGAGCTGAAAAGTTTGGTAGAGATAAGGTAGAAGCAGAGATAGCATTTATAGCTAGAGAGCTAGGTAGAGGAGAAGGTTATAGTTTTGCTAAAGATATAGTCATGGAGCCAGACATGCTTTCAGAGTTTATGACAAACGCTTATAGCCTGTTAGACATAGCTTACACTACTGGATACAAAGATGAAGATGGCAATTATAAACCTGAGTTTCAGCAAGCTATAGAAGGTTTAGATGATAACGTTGTCAAAGCTATAGACATGTTATTAGAAGAAGATCCTACATTAGAGCAAGGTGGTGAATTTGTTAAAGTAAATAAAAAGTTTTTAGAACAAGAAAATGAAAATCTTTTAAAACAAGTAAATAATAAAAATCATATAATCACTAGCAAGAACAAAGGCGTAAGAACTATAAATAAACCAGCTGCAGAAAGCATGAACAATTTTGCTCAAATAATTGTTAAAAAAATAGATTCAGGTTTAATAAACGCTTTTAATTCAAGTTTAGAGTTTTTAGGTTTTAGCAATAGACTATTAGATCCTGCTAAACAAAAAGAAAACGGAAAGCCAGGTGAGTATTATGAAGATTTTTTAATAGCTAAATCGGCTAAAACCAAAAAAACTAATAATGTAAAAGCAAACAATGTTATACCTATGAACAAAGACTTCACTAAGGTTAAACAAATATTAACGCCGTTGTTACGTGGTGGTAATATAGCTAATAAGCTTTCTTTATTACAAAACTCTGAGCAAAAGATTAAAGATGCAAATGTAGCTAATATAGAGTTATTTAAGAACTTGATGTTGGAGATACAGGATACTTACCAAAATGAAAAACAAATAACTCCACTTCAATTATTTCAATTTTTTCAGTTACAAACAAGTGCTGTTAAAGGTTTAAGAGCTTTAAGTGGTTTTGATTATTTATATTTAATAGACGGTAATCAAGACATAGAAAGCTTTAAAAAGAAAAGACTTAGTAAAGATAATTTTCTTAAGCTAGACACAGAACAACAAGATGCTTCTATTCAAGAATTCATAGACGAGTTTCCAGAGTTTAAAGATAGATATGATATAAGATTAAAACAAAATATAAATGCTATTGATAAAAAAACTGGTAAGAAAAAATATACTTTAGAAGAAGCTAAAGTTCAAGCAGCGTTCGGTACAAAACCTTCTGCTTATGTAGATTTAATAACTAAAGGAGAACACTTAGTTCCTAATTCTATAACTATGACAGAGCTATTTCAAGGTATGTTAAAAGGTAATCTAACAGATGCTTCCTTAGATAAAATTCTATCTGGTCATACCCAGTTCTTTGGGCCTAACTATATTATGGACCTTATAGATGCTAAAGGAATAGAAGGTGGTCCAAAAATAGCTCTAACAAGTCAAGAAGGAATATTAAGAATTACTAAGTTTTTAAAAGATCAAACTTCAATAAGTAATAATATATATTCTATAAATGGAGAAAAGGCTTACAATAAAATATTTGAACAAGAAATACTTGATAAGAAAATAAAAGTATTAGATAAGTCAGCTAGCCAAGCTAAGGATATAGATATAGATAACTTAAAAAGCTCAGGAGTTTTAAATGTAGATGATAATATGTCTATGGAAGATGTTTTAAGTAAAGCAGCTAAAATAGACGAAGCTCTAAAGATAGCTCGTGATCCTAATGCACCTGTTAAAAAAATTAGAGTTTTTGACTTTGATGATACACTAGCAACTAGCAGTAATATAGTTATAGCTACTTCACCAGACGGAACGGTAAGGGAGTTAAATGCAGAAGAGTTCGCTGCTGAAGGTTTTGATTTAAAAAGCCAAGGATATGAACTTGACTTTTCTGACTTTAATAATGTAACTGATGGTAGTCGTGGTCCTTTATTTAAAATAGCTAAAAAAATTAGAGACTCTAGAGGTAATGAAGATTTATTTGTATTAACAGCTAGAGCTCCAGAAGCAGCACCTGCCATTTATGAATTTCTAAAGTCTCAAGGTTTAGAAATACCATTAGAAAATATAACAGGTTTAGGTAATTCTACAGGAGAAGCTAAAGCCAATTGGATTATAGATAAAGCAGCTGATGGGTATAATGATTTTTATTTTGCAGATGATGCGATTCAAAATGTCTCTGCCGTAGCATCTGCTTTGAATGTAGTAGATGTTAAATCTAAAGTTCAACAAGCAAAAGCTAGTCAAGCAAAAGATTTAGACTTAGATTTTAATGACATAATAGAACAAAAAACAGGTATTGGATCTTTAAAAGAATATTCTAAAGCAAAGGCACAAGTTAGAGGAGCTAAAAGAAATAAATTTCAATTCTTTATACCTTATTCTGCTGAAGATTTTGTAGGTTTAATATATCCTTTATTGTCAAAAGGAGAAAGAGGAGATAAACAATTAGCTTGGTTTAAAGAAAATTTATTTGATCCATTTGCAAGAGCTCAATTAAATCTTCAACAAGCTAGAGTAAACTTAATGCAAGACTTCAAAAAGTTAAAAGAAGATCTTAATGTTCCTAAAGACTTAGTAAAAGAATCAGTAGATGGCTTTACAAATGAAGAAGCTGTGAGAGTTTATTTATGGAATAAACAAGGTTTAGAAATACCAGGTCTTTCTAAATCTGATACTAAAGAGCTAGTAAGTGTTGTAGAAAATAATCCTACATTAAAAACCTTTGCAGATAAATTACTTCAAATAAATAAATCTCCTTATCCATCACCATTAAAAGATTGGTTGACAGGAAGTATAACAACTGATTTAATGAGAGGTTTAAAAGAAACTAAAAGACCAGAGTATTTACAACAATGGCAAGAAAACGTAGATACAATATTTAGTGAAAAAAACCTTAATAAGCTTGAAGCTGCTTATGGAGCTAGATATAGAGAGGCTATAGAAAATATACTTGCCAGAATGAAAAGCGGTAGTAATAGACTACAGGAGGGTAATAGATTAAGCAATAAAATACTTAACTTTATAAATGGATCTAACGCTGCTATAATGTTCTTTAATACTAGATCTGCTATACTACAAACAATATCTAGTATAAACTTTTTAAACTGGGGGTTTAATAATCCTGTAAAGGCCGGTGCTGCATTTGCTAATCAACCTCAGTATTGGAAGGATTTTATGAAGCTTATGAATTCTGACTTTTTAAAAGATAGACGTAACGGTCTTAGAATAAATATAACAGAATCTGAAATAGCGGATGCTGCTAAAACTTCTAAGAATAAAGCTAAAGCAGTTTTAAATTATATACTAGCAAAAGGTTATGCACCTACTCAGTACGCTGATAGTTTTGCTATAGCAACAGGTGGAGCTACATTTTATCGAAATAGAATAAACGATCTAATTAAAAATGAAAACATGTCTGAATCTGATGCTGAGGCTAAGGCTATGGAAGAGTTTATGGAGATAACTGAAGAGAACCAGCAATCAAGTAGGCCTGATAAAATATCTCAACAACAGTCTAGTGATTATGGTAGGTTAATATTAATGTTTGCTAACACACCTATGCAATATGCTAGACTACAAAAAAGAGCTATTCAAGACTTAACAGCTGGTAGAGGAGATACTAAAACTAATGTTAGTAAAATAATATATTACGGTGTTGTTCAAAATATCATATTCAACGCACTGCAACAGGCCGTGTTTGGATTAGGATTTGGAGATGAAGAAGAAGATGATAAGCAAAAAACAAAAAGAGCATTAGGTGTTGCTAATGGTATGGCTGATTCATTACTCAGAGGATTAGGTGTAGGTGGAGCTGCTGTTTCTGTAATAAAAAACTTTTTAGCTGACATATACGATAGGTCAGGAAGATCAAAACCAGATTATGTAGATTCTATATATAAACTGCTTCAATTTTCACCGCCTATAGGTTCTAAAATATCTAGGTTAAGAGCTGCTGCTTGGCAGTTTGATAGTAAAAAAAGAAGACAAGAGATGTTTGATAAAGGCTTTAGCTTAGATAACCCGGCATATTTAGCTGGTGCAAAAGTTGTATCTGCTACGACAAACGTTCCTTTAGATAGAATACTTCTTAAATTAGACAACTTGTCAGGCATAATGGATGAAGACACTGAAACTTGGCAGAAGTTTGCATTAGCAGCTGGTTGGCCTAAGTGGCAGCTAAGTCCTCCAAAAATATACGGAAGTCCAGAAGAAAAATTTAATAAACAACCTCCTAAACTAGATAGAAATTCTAGCAGTAGAAAAGTTGGGAAAAGAAAGTTTAAAAGTAAATTAAAAAGATAAGCATGTTAAGAGAAAGTAAAATTGTTAAAAATAAATATTCTAGCCCCATGGGTTTAAAAGACTCATGTTATTATAAAGCTAAAAAAGCTCACAAAGTATTTCCATCTGCTTATGCTAGTGGTATGATAGCAAAATGCCGAAAAAAGAAAGGCAGTAAGAAATGAGAATTGTAGATGACATAAAAAATAAATTAGGCAGTAGTCCATTACCTTGTTGGAGCGGGTACGAGAGAGTAGCTGGAACCAAGCCTGGTAGTAAAGGTAGTTGTAAAAAATCTCCACTGTCTATAAGAAAAACTCAAGCTGGAGCTAATTTAAAAAGATGGTTTAAAGAAGAGTGGAAAGATGAAAAAGGAAACGAATGTGGTTCTGAAGAAAACAAGTCTACTAAAGTTTGTAGACCTTCTAAAACAGTTAACAGTTCATCTCCAAAGTCGTGGAGTAAAATGAGCTCAGAAGAAAAAAATAAAGTTACTACAGCCAAAAAGAAAGTAGGCATGGGTAGAAGAAGATCTTCTAAAAGTAATGTATCATAAGGAACAAAAAAACTGGGCACCATACCCAAAGTTCCTGTAACCAAAAAAGGGGATCGAAAGGTCTCCTTTTTTTATTAACAATTACTTAACCTTATCTTAAGGA